CTAAAAGGCCGTGGCGAGGTTGAGAAGCTATTAAATGCACAAAAGGCATATACTGACCAAGAAGCAAAAGCCGCTCTTGCTGCATCAGAGAGATGGGAACAGGCAAAGATTAGGCTTGAAAGATTAAGCCAGTCTATTGTTATTAAATTAATCCCTGTATTTGAAAGAATGGTTGATGAAGCTGTGAAGTTTGCAGAGGTAATCATGCCGCCATTGGAAAAATCAGCAGATTTATTTAACACGCTAAATGAAAAGACAAATGGCTGGCTCGCTTCACTTACTGCCGCTTTGGTTACGCTTCGTTTGATTACCGGTCCTAATATACTTGGAGGACTTACTGCGATGGTATCCAGCATAGCAAAGCTTGGTATGCTAGGCGCTGCTGGGGCTGGTGGTTATGCTGCTGGTAGCTATCTATATGAAAATGCCATAAAAGGCACTGATGCAGATAGCGCAATTGGTCGAACTGTTGCTAAAGGACTGGCTTTCTTTGGTAATAAAAACGCACAGCAAGCATTAAATAATGAAGCGGGAATAGTTTCACATCAAGCGAATAATGATATTGCATCAAAATTTTCTGCGGCTGAAAAAGCAAATGGACTTCCTCCCGGAACCTTGGCTGCAATCATGAAGCAGGAAACTGGTAACAGAAAAGACTTTATTGACGACCCTTCCAAATATCATTATGAAATGAAAAACGGTAAGCGTAAATCATCAGCTTTTGGTTGGTTCGGGATATTGGACTCTACCGCTAAAGACCCGGGATACGGTATCCAGCCACTTAAAAACAAATCAGTTGATGAGCAAATACGTTTTGCTTCACAATATGCAGCAGCTAGAATTAAAGCTGCCGGAGGTGATGTTCGTAAAGGATTAGCTGCTTATGGCGAAGGCGACAAATATGCATCACAAGTGATGGCAAATATTCCTAATTCAATGGGTAATCTTGCAATGATTAACGGAGGCTCTGGAAGTAAGAACATTTCAATCGGTGAGATTAAAGTTTATACACAGGCCACAGATGCAGGTGGAATAACAAGAGATATGTACTCAGCTTTGGTTAGACAAGCTGACACAGGGATGAGGTAATATGGATGGAATACCAAAGTTATTAAGAAATTTAAAGAAGGCCGTTCAGATAACGCTTCTTGGTAACAGTATCAACAATTTATGGAATTACCTATTCCCAGCATCTCAGTGGGGTGTATTTTTACCGGGTCAAGCTCAGCAAGCGATTGAGGTAAGCAGTGTAGTTAGCCTTGATGTTGTGTCTAATGCAAGGGCTTCTGACTATCCAATACAAACAGGCAGCTTTCTTAGCTACAATAAGGTTAGGTTGCCTGATGTGTTCAGGGTTCAGATTACAATAGACGGTAACGAACAAACGCGCTCTACTTTCCTTAATTGGCTTGAAACAAACATGTCCGCAACTAGCTTATTTGATGTGGTATGCCCTGAAAAAAGATGGACTAATTCAACATTGGTTGACTACAGAATTGCACGCAGCCTTTCATCTGGTGCAGCGATGCTTGTGGTGGAATGTGTATTCCAGCAAATAAGAGAATTGCCAGCAACATTTAAACGGTTAAATATCACTAATCCTGAAAACCAGCCGTCAACACCAACGGCAAGGGTGAGCGCGAACACGCAAGTGCCTAATTCATCTGGAGGCGTTGTTTTATGGCGATAGTTACAATCCCTGTTAATCCTGTACCATCTCAATCTTTAAATGTGATTGTGGCAGGTCAGCCATGCACAATTGATTTAAGAGAAATTGGCGGTAGGCAATATTTCAGTTTAAGCCTGAATGGTGATGTAATCTGCCAGAATGTATTAATTGTTAATCGTTCCGCGATTGTTCGTGCAGCTTATACTGGCTTTGTTGGTGATTTTGCTGCCATTGATACAACAGGCGATGAAGCGCCTGAATATACAGGATGGGGTACTAGATGGTTTCTAGTTTTCAACGACGACGTTTAAGGATAACTTTCAGGCTTGCTACTGGCACCTTTAATAAAGAAGGCAACCCAGATACAGTTATCCTTGAAGGTTATCGCGCAGAAGTTGACATTGAAGCGCCTGCCGGATATCAATTTTCAAATTGTCGCGCAAGGATTTTTGGTATTGAACGAGAGGTAATGAATCGCCTTTCAGTAATTGGTATCAATATACTTGGGTTTATGGCAAACCAGATGATTGTTGAGGCCAGCGATGTAAATGGCGGTTATGTAAAAATATTTGTTGGTGATATTTTCTTTGCAAGCCCTGATTATACAGGTGCTCCTGATGTTCCATTTCTGGCAGAAGCTAGAGCTGGGTTGGTTTCATCACTAGCCGAATCAGAAGCGATATCTTATCCTGGTGCACGCAAGGTAAAAGATATCATGGAAGTATTGGCAAAAGAGGTTAATTTAACCTTACAAAACAATGGCGTTGAATCAACCATATCAGACCAATACTTAGCGGGAACTGCAATCAATAAAATACAGACACTTGCTTATGCGGCACGTATTCAATATTGGTATTTGCCGGAGGAGGGTGTTTTAGCAATAGCGCCGCAAGGAAAGGCAAGGGAAAGTAAGCCGGTAATATTCAATTTTGAGAATGGGCTGGTCGGGTGGCCTGTCAAAACGCCTGTAGGGATAGAATTTACATCTTTATTTAACCCTGCGGTATTCCATGGATGTAAAATACTAATTGAATCAGATGTGCCTGCATGCAATGGGGAATGGTATATTGTGGGAATGACTCACAAGTTGACCAGTGAAATACCCGGCGGCGCTTGGTTCACTTACTTTACAGCAAGCCAAGAAGACACATTTATTTTAGGCCAAAGATGACCGTAAATAACAATCAATATTTTGGGCAAGCTGATAGGGCAACGTCAAAAGGTGAATGGAATAGATTACTTTTTGATATTCAGCAACAAATGCTTAAATTGAACACATCCATTCCAGTAAAAGTTACTCGCGTATCTGGAGGTGGAGTAGCTCCGGTTGGATTCGTTGACATACAGATATTGGTAACACAAATAACTGGCAATAACCGAACTGTTGATCACGGAATAATTCCTAATGTGCCTTATATGCGATTGCAGGGCGGGAGTAATGCGGTAATCATTGACCCTCAAGTTGGCGATATTGGGATGGCCTGTTTTTGCAGCCGTGACATTAGTTCGGTAAAGAACGCAAGAATGCAAGCGCCACCTGGCAGCAGAAGAGCATATGATTTCAGTGATGCAATGTATGTTGGTGGGTTTCTTAATCAAGCCCCTACACAATACATACATTTTACAGGTTCAGGTATAATTATTTACAGTCCAACTTCAATCACACATGAAGCGCCAGAAGTTAATGTGAATGCTAACAATATCAATTTAAATGGGGTTGTGAATGTTGATGGAAATTTGAATGTAACAGGCACCACTATTGGTAATGGCATAAACTTAAATACGCACGTACATAAAGATGTTCAGCCTGGAACGGGCAATACTGGTGAGCCGATATGAGTACATTATATTTAGACCCTGAAACATGGGATTTAACATTAGATGCAAGTAGAAATATTGCTTTGGCTTTTGCGCCTTATGAAAGGGCTCAATCTGTAGCCAATGCTTGCCGGTTATGGCGAGGTGAGGCACCATTTAATGCTGATAGAGGCATCCCATATCAAGACCAAGTATTAGGGCAATTACCACCTCAAAGGCAGCTTGCAGGTTGGTATGAGGGTGAAGCTTTAACAATTCCCGGCATACAAACTGCTACAGCAGTGTTACAATTCAATAATCGCTCATTAACTGGGCAAATTCAATGCACACTTGAAGATAATACGGCGGTAAATATTAATGTCTAGTAACGTACCAGCATTACAGATAACATCTACTGGAGTAAGCGCTCCTGATGCCATTACCATTCGCGATGGTATTTTACAGGATGAGAACATCGCGTTTGGTGGCGAACTTGATATTGTCACCCCTTCTACGCCCCAAGCGCATTTGGCAGACCAATTAACCGATAATATCCGCAATTCAAATGCAGCAATCACTTACTTTGTTAATCAGGTAGACCCTGCAACGTCAGAAGGCAGAATGCAGGATGCCATAGGAAGGATATATTTTCTTGAACGTAATGGCGCTACGGCAAGTGTAGTGCAAGCAGAATGTACAGGTCAGCCCGGTGCCACATTACCTAGTGGCGCATTGGCGCAAGATGATGCAGGTAATTTGTGGTCTTCGTCTGGCGCGGCGGTTTTTGGTGGTGGCGGTACAGCAAGCGTACAATTTACTTGTTTAACATTAGGTGCGATTGAATTAGGTATCGGCGAGTTAACTAAAATTGCACAGATTTCACCCGGATGGGATGCCATTACAAACTTAGGCGCGGCAACAGTTGGCACTGAAACAGAATCACGCGCAAACTTTGAGATACGCAGGCAGGAAAGCGTAGCTTTTAATTCAAAAGGAACTCCTGCAGCTATTCGTGCTGCTGTATTTTCAGTTTCTGGCGTATTAGATGTTTTTGCTTATGACAACTTTACAAACGCAGTTGTTAATTATGGAGCAACAAACTATCCATTAGCGCCTCATAGCATTTATGTTGGTGTAATTGGAGGCGATGACCAAGCGGTAGCGGATGCAATATGGAGCCGAAAAGATGCTGGCTGTGATATGAATGGCAATACATCCGTAACAGTCGAGGATAAAGAGCAATACTCATATCCCTATCCAACATACACAATGAAGTTTGAGCGCCCTGCATCCTTGCCAATTCTTTTTGATGTGCAGTTGGCAAATAATTTATCACTTCCGGCAAATATCGTTGACTTGGTAAAAGCAGCTATTCTGGCAACTTTTACCGGAGCTAACGGCGCTCAGCGTGCGCGTATGGGTGGCGTGATATTTGCATCTAATTATTATGGCGCTGTGGCTTCAATTGATTCTTCTGTATCCATTATTCAAATAAAAATAGGTACAGTAACTGCAACTTTAGACCAAATAAGCATTGGCATTGACCAAGCTCCAACGCTTGATACTGATAATATTGTGGTGACTTTGGTATGAAGCAATATTCATCGTCTCCAATTATCAATCAACTGATTGAAGACAGAAAGTCATATTTCAGCACTGAATGGCAAGATGATTTTTATAATGTCATCTGGAATATAGACACGGCGCAAGGTATCGGCCTTGATATTTGGGGAAGAATCGTTGTTATTGGTCGTAAGATTCAAATTCCAGTTGTAGATTATTTCGGATTTTCTACCAGCCCGCAAGAATGGTACCCATTTAATGAGGAATCATTTTATACCGGCCCCACTGCTACAACCACATTCAGTTTAGCTGACCCCGCCTATCGCATATTGATTCTAGCAAAGGCATTATCAAACATATCGCAAACTGATAGCCGCTCTCTTAATCGTTTAATCAATCAATTATTCCCCAATCGTGGCAGAGCATGGGTTAATGATTTAGGTAGCATGAGCATCCGAGTTGTATTTGAATTCGCCTTGGAGCCGTGGGAGTTTTCAGTTTTGACTAATGGCGGAGTATTCCCCCGCCCTGCCGGAGTTGGTGCTACAATAGCCCAAATTCCCGAAGATACTTTTGGATTTGCAGAGGCAGGGGATTGTGAGCCATTTAATCAAGGTACTTTTTTAAATACGGGGGCAATAGCAAATGCCAATTAATGAACCAGATAAAATTATAACGCCGTGGGCAACCTCTGGCCTTAAAGACGCCATTCCTCAAAATGCTGACCCTATTGATGGTCGAGCTGGATATGACCAAGGATTCCCGGCGATTAACTTAACTCCACGTTCGGCTGGTGGCATTCCTCCATTCGGGCAGGATTTTAACGGCATATTCTTTGATATTACCGAGGCTATCCAGTTTCAACAATCAGGCGGCAGCTTCCCATATGATTCAGTATGGGCAACCAGTGTTGGAGGATATCCAATTGGCGCGATTGTTAGCCGTTCTGACAATAAAGGATTCTGGCGCAATACTGTAGCCAATAATACTACAAACCCAGAAATGGGCGGTGCAGGATGGCAGCCAGAAGGTTCAGGCTCAGCTTCTGTGACCATGACATCAAGCAATGTAAC